GCCTAGGGATTTCGGATTGTTTGGCGCAACAAGTTCTGTTGTCGTCACGCCCATAATCGTCTGCTCTACGCCCTTCATGATGCCGTCAATTCGGTCGCGATATTGTTCAATCTCACTCTGCAACTTGGCATCCGTGACGCCAAGGAATTTGTTCTTTGGGATAGCCTTGAGCGCAGCCTCAAGATCCTTGTCCAAGAGACTTAACGTTTCTTCATACAACTCATCAGAAACAGGCTTTATTGGCTTTCCCTTCGCCAAGATGCGGAGCCTCTGCTTCTCTGCCTCAATCGCTGAACGCTTTGCGCGGATGAGTTTGCGTGCTTTTGCCGCCCACTCTGCAGCCTTCATGCGCCCGCCAATAAGTTCAGCGTTATTTTGGTTCAGCGCATCAACAATTTGCTTTCTGGCAAGCGATTGACGCTCTAGTTGCAAGTTGACAAGATGGTCTCGCACAGCCTTTGCAACAAGGCGAAGTTTCTGTGGCGTGTATGGCGCGGCTTCATCATAATCCGCCTCTGGATTCCTTAGCCGACCATACTTTCTCCACTTAGACGCGATAGCCATTCCAGCGCCGTCTGCTGGGATGTCGCTCATGCCGCGCCTTCCAAACTTAACCAATTTGCTGTTGATTGACGCGAGAACTGCAGGGATGAAAACGTCTGCCTGATAATCTCCGCCAAGAATTGTCCCTGTTGGCAGTTCACCTTGCGCGTGGGCAACATAGACGTCAAGTATCCCTTCAAACTCTGGAGTTCCACGCTGGTATCCAAGCGCTTCTACAATGGGCGCAATCCTTGCCCTGATGATGGCTTGTCGCTGCTCTGAGTGGTCTTTTGTCGCAGCAAGAATCAAATCGTAGGCTGCCTTAGCGTCTGGGCTTAGGCGAGTATCCCACTCGTATGCATCAAGAAGTTGCGTCGCCTCCCACAGTTCTGGAGTCATCTTTACCGTGCCAAACGCATCTTCTGAAAGAACTGTCCCGTCGCTTGCGCCAGCGGGCATGTTCTTTGCCGCTTCGTCTGCAATGATCTCTAGCAGCGTTGCCTCAAGTTCATACCAAGAAACGTCTACTGGCTTTGTCGTCCAAGAGGCATCCTTCTTGAGCATTTGACCCTTGAACGGAGCGAGAGAACCCATCAGTTGCCTCTGCTGGTCTGTTGTATATGCGCGAGAAAGGATTGCCCGCAAGATAAATGAAGGGTCTTGAACCATTCTGTTGACAAGATCCACTCTCGCGTCAACGGCAAGCGAGCGCTCCTTGTAGAAGACTCCCATCGCTTCAGGCGATGCGGTCGTCGGTGGCTGCTCTGGCATTGGGATGATCGTTTCAGCAAGAGCCGACAGATCTACAAAATCTATTGGTCTTGTTGCATAGCGACGATTAGTTGCGGATAGGGTGTCTAGAATTTTGGCATAGTGAGGGTTCCCTGCCAGTGCTGGGTTCTCTTTCATTCGCAGCGTTGCACCGTCAAAATCTCTTTTGTTCTCCCAAAACGGGCTTGCAACAACCTCTGATCCGTCTTGCAAGCGTGGAATGGCAAGGAGCGCCGCAATAAGAGGGTCGCTTTCGCTTGCCCCGCGCTCAACTGCAGCCCTTGCCACTGCTCGCAGCACATCCTCAAATTGGAGCGGGTCGTTAAGCGCGTCTCTCGCAACTCCATCAGCGAGCAGGAGGGCTGACTTCTTTGCTGAAGACTGGAGTTCCTTTGCTAGACTGAGCGCGCTAAATGATGGCAACTCAGTCGCGCTTTGATCCTCAGTAACCCGAAGCCGACCAGAAACTCTTGGGGATTGTCTTGCATCCGACCTGAAGGAGAGCGTTCGGAACAGTCCAGCGTTGGCAAGACCAAGCAATTGATTGCCGACTGCGAGCCGCAGAATTTGCGTAAATCCAGCATCGCCCTGCATCGCAACCTCGTTGATCGCCCTAAACGGGAGGCTTGTGTCTTGAAGGAGAATCTCCCCAGCACCCATCGGAGCGTTCGCGTCGTAATAGTCAACCGTTGCAGGGATCTCAACGACTGTTCGTTGATTCAACTGCTCGTAAGTCACGCCGTCTTCGCCAAGAGGCGCTGGAACGAGGAGCGTTAACTTCTTCGCAGCAGAAACGGCGACACCAGAATCTTCAAGGGCAATGCTCGCCATTCCGCTTCCAAGACCGTCGCGCATCCCGTTCAGGGAAGTCCTGCTGCTAACAAGCACTGTCAAAAGATCTGCGTCGTATAACTTCCGTAGCATGGCAACCCGCTGCTCGCCAAGCACCTGCTCTGGCGTAATGCCGCGCTCCTGAGCAAACTGCATCAAGTCAAGGGCGTCTGCTCCGTTGCTCTCTGCAAACGGGTCTAGTTTTCCTCCGAATCCAGTGTACTGGGCGTCTTTAACGCCGCCGCCAGTCAGACCATGCACTCCAAACAGCCTTCGGAGGATAAGCAACCGTGGGAGTTGCGGATTTGCAGCAATGATCCTTTCCGCAACTTCACCAAACACAGTGTTCTTTAGTTTTTCGGCTCTCCACAATGCGAAATCTTCATTCACATCAAGACCAAGGGTCTTTAGTTTCCTTCGCAACGCAACGGTTTCAACTGAGTTTCTAATTGTGCTGTCAACATCGCTAAACCCGCTCGCCCAGTCAACAATGTCCTCAAACTTCCTGTTTGAATCACCATAGCGGTTCGTCGCGGTTTCGTATGTCGCCCGCTCCTCATCGGTCAACTGTTCTCCGCGTCGCTTTTTATTGGCGATCAGGATTAACTGAGGCAAAATAGCATCAGCATCGGCGATAGAGGCTGGCGGCGTCTCCCAGAGGACTACAGGGTCGGCTCCTTCTGCGTTAGGCGTCCTAAGTGACCCGTCCTCAATGAGTTCCCCAAAGATGTTGAGGTAGAAATTGTCTTTTGGCTTGTACGTCCCAATTCGCTTGTTGAATGGCAGTAATTTTGCTGGATTAAATGCTCCAGACTTCTGGTAATAGCCAAGAAGTTTCTCTAGATGCGAAAGAAATGGCACTGCGACATCCCTGCTATTGATCGCGGGAGGCAACACAAGCACAGGGACTTCCGTCTCCCTTGCCAGCCTCCACCCGCCAAGTGCGTAGTGCGTTTTTGTAAGGTTTACGTCGTATACGCCTGTCTTGTTGTGCAGGAAGTTAAAGATATTATCTACCCCGACAATCTTACCGTCAGCAGGGATGATTGACTGTGGCGCTGGAGGGTCAACAAGATCGTGCATCTGGAAAATGCGCTTACCGCTGGCGTCAACGAGGTCTACAAGATCTGCGCCCCTGCCAGCGTCAATGATTGACTCGCCAGTGTCTGCGTTGTGCTTGAGGATCAGTGCGCGAGCCTCTTCATTGCCGATGTATTGACTTAAGTCAAAGACAAGTTGACCGTCTTCGTTTGTGTACCAAACACTCGTGTTGATGGAGTCCTGCGATGTTTCCGTCCTCCCTGCCACTGGAAGCGTAAAGATGTCGCCAACAGTCCCAAGCGGGATTGACCCCGCGACAGTCGTAGTCAGGCGAGTATCTGGGACGAAGTAATTCATCACGAAGTCATAACCGCTGACGCCAAGGGTGAGTGTCCCCGCAGCAATATCTACCTTTGACATATCTACGTTGCCCATTTCACGCATATCCTTAAAGAACAGTGCGCGCTCTTCTGGGTCGCTTGGGACTCTGATGTTTAGTACAACCTCCCTGTGAAGATCTGCAACGCGAAGCGTCAGATCCTGTACTGGAATGTACTTGCCAATGAACGCAAAAGAAGTTTTGTACAGGTAGGGATGGATCGGGTTGTCGTCGCCATATCCAAAGCCCTGATTCTGGTCTGGGGTTCCGATTGGGATAGTGATTGTCTGGTCTGATGGCGTTCTGCCAATTCCATACCCCTGTGCATCGTCGCTGACAATATCCAGCAGTCCCTTGAGCAGAGCAGAAGATCCGTCCCAGCCACCCTTCTCCTTAAGCAGCAGCGCCCGTGACGCCAGCGCGCTGCCAAGGTCGCCGATAATTCCCTCTGATCCTCGTCGCCCACCGCCAGAAATGAGTTCTGCTGTGTTCGCCCCGATCTTCTTTCCCTCTGCCATGAGTATTCCGCGAACGATGGACTCGCGCACAACCTTTGGCAAGGCGTCCCACTTCTTTCGGTCAAACTGGAGTCTGCCGTTTGCCCAAGGCGGGGTGATGTCTTTGTTTGCACCAAAACCGAAGCCGCCTTCATCAGTTCCCAGCACACGATTCCAGTATTCACGCTGGTTCTCTTGGTTTTTTCTGTCTGAGCCGACAAGTTCTGACAACTGATCGGCAGATAGATCCCCGATTGACTCGTCTGTTGCAACAATCAGCGGGGTAGGTAGGACTGTCTTCTCAACTTCGTCAGGGTCAATCAGAACCTTTTTCTTATTCTTCAGTGGCTTTTTCCTGTTCAACTCTCCACGCTGTTCCGCAAGCCAGTTCTGGAACTCTGCTGCGTCAACAGAAAGTCGTGGCTGGTGCGTTGCAACACTTGGCAGTGGCTTGAGCAGCGCATTGCGCTCTGCAGTGTTTAGGATCTTTGTGGCGAACCGAATGAATGAAATAAGGCTTGATGGTCGCTGCCTTGTTCGCACATTTCCGATAAGACCGAAACTCTGCTGAATGCCAGCGATGACGTTGAGGGGCGATACCCCACGACTCACCGTGATGGGCTGCGGTGGGGCTGTTGGGTCTGCCGCGCCACTCAGTGCGGGAGTCGTTGCATCCTGATTGACAAAGAATGTGTCTACTGCAGCGTCTGATGGGTCGTAGCCGATGTCGTAATCAAAGCCGTTTGGTGGTACTTCTGGAGCGTAAGAGAACGCCTCACCCCCACCACCTCCAGTCGCAGTGCCAACCATTTCTCCCTGCTGCATCATGGCGAGCATCTCGCCGAATGAGCCATCCCCAGCGTCTGGCATTGCGCCAAGGCGATCTGCAATCTCTGGCGGGAATGAAGGCACAACCATGCAACGGCAGTTGACTGCGTGCTTGGCTGGAAGGCTTGGATCTTTCGGGAACTGGGCTGAGAACTCGCCCACCATGAACGACTCGTTGATCGGGATAATCGTCCCATCAAGTGCGGCGTGTTCTGGGCGCGTCCTGTGGTCGCCTACTGCAATCCACTCTTTGTACATGACACCATTTGCGTCAAGCATGTAGGAGCGCTGGTCGGTAGAAAGCCCATAGGGATTTGCTGCGAGCGCTTGGATGCCGCTCATGGCTGCAATGTTGCTCACACGCCCAAACTCTGTTCGGACAATCGCTTCGGCTCGCACTGCAGCAGTAGGGAATGCCCCAATTGGCGTTGCGACAGAAGTCAACCGTGCGATGCTCTCTGCTGGCGTACTGAGTGCCAGTGAGTTTCTCAAGATCTCTGCCTTAACCGCCTTTTTGAGCGCTCCAACCTGATCAACGATGAGGTCTGGCACAAAAGAAACAGCAATGTCTACTGATCTGGCGTCAATGGCGACTAGCCCACGCCCCTGATTTGTAGAGCGACCAATTTCTGGTCTGGCGGAGTCGGTTGACCTGCTCAGTTTGCTGGCTGCCTTGGAAACTTCGGTGTTGATTTTGTCGGCTTGCTGCTGCGGCATGCCCTTGGACAGAATCTTGACTTCCTCTGCTGCTGCCCGTGCAATGGTGAGCAGTTTGCTGCGAAGTTCCCCATCCAGACGCTCCAGTGCCGCCAGTTGCTGCTGTGCGCGGCGTACGCGCCACTCAGGGGCTTGATTCGCCTGAATGTCGGCAAGGATGGCTGCGACCTCTGTTTGAGCCGCATTCATGGCTGTTTGGATCTTTGCTACGGCATCAGACTCAATGGTGATTTGGTTCTGGGCGCGTCGCAAGAGAGACTCTGCCCATGTGGAGCGAGCCTTAGACGTCTGCCAATTCTGGCGCTGGTTTTCGGTCTGGCTTGGCAAGGATTATTACTCCCCTTGCGGTCTTGTCGTCACCTGCTGTACGGGCGTCTTTTTAGGCTGCTGGGGCTGCGTTTGATCAAATACAGTAGAAAGGCTTGGTTGTTGATTTTGCACCTCTGTAGCAGCCTTTGCAGCCTCCTCTTCAATCATCTCCAATTCCTTCTCTGGCTCCAACTCAATGCCCAACTGCCCAGCAATGCTGAGGAACAACTTGCGCGCTGAGTCCTCTGAGATAAACTTTGAGTCCTTTGCTGCGGTGAGAGCGCCCATCAGTTGCGGCAATGCTGCGGCAATTCCCTTGGTGTCTTCCACGCTTGGATCTGGCAAGGTCACCGTCACTGTGCGATCTATGCCCTTTGGCAGTCGCCCCGCTTCAATCGCCTTGGCAATGACATACTGCGCGATGTCCTCAAACACTGCTCCAACGAGTCGCTGTCGCGCTGTGATCATGCGGTAGGTTGGGTCGCCCTGTGCAGCAAGTGTGGCGCGGTTTGCTGAATCACCATCTGCAAACCAGCCCTCTGGTACGCCCGCCCCTCCTAGGATCAGATTCTTGATCAGGCGGCTAATGGTCTCTGTCTCTGCCGCACCCAGTGCTGGAGATACCGCTTGCCATGTTTCGTAGTCGTTGTGGACACGAACTGTGCCAGCCTTCGGTGCAGAAGAGTGCATCTTTGCCCATTCGCCCACTTGGTCAGCGTCGGCGCTTTTCAGTGTGACATCCCAAATAAACGAGTTCATGAGGGAGGCGCGATCCAGCGCATTGAACATTACTTGGTCGTAGCCGTCAATCCAGTCGGCAAGCGCCAATGAGTCTGGCGTTCCGCGAGTTGCACCTACTGGGCGATTGATAAAGTACGCAAACACCTCGCCCTCAAACTCTAAGCCAGCCTTTGTTGCGGTTGACTGAATAATCGGGATCTCCTCAACCCCACCAGCCATACGCTTGCTGAAGAGTTCAATGCTCTGGTCAACAAATGCGTTTTCTGGGTTCTTAAGAACTCCTCGCACGCGGTCTGGGTCAATGTAGCCAAGCATGACCTTACCGTTCTCGTCGTAGGCTCGCAGGAATAGTTCCCCGTTCACTGCAAGATCCACCACAAGATCACGATGGCGTAGGTTCATCTTCATGGTCGGATCGTTCCAGAATTCGTTAATGATCTCCTGAACATCCTCGTCTACAGCATTGAAGGTGAGTCCATCGCCCACCACAAAGTCTGCAGTCATCTCAACCAATCGGCGTGCAAGTGGGTTTTGGCGATGCAGGTAGCGGGCAACCGTGCGGGCGCGCTCCTGAGTAATCGGGCTAAGGTCTCGTGTTTCCCCAGTTAGTCGCCTGTAAAGGTGGTCGTCTGTATCAATGAGTCCAAGGATCGGCTCAGATACGCCCTCACGAAGTACCCGAATTGCCTTGCCTACGCGCTGCCTAAAACTTGCCATCTCTCTCCTAACCACGCGCCAAGAGGCGCGGTCTCTGAATCTCGTTGCTAGATCCTACCCTGTGTGGACGTACTGTGGAAGGAATTGAAGCGGAGCCAGCAATGTACAGGCGAGCCAATTCGTTGACTGCACCAGAAATAGCGTCTACTTGGTCATCGTGTGCGCCCTGTGGGAAAGAGTAGCACTCTGAAATCAAGGCGCTATTCCACGTTCCCCGCACAAGTGACACATTTCCCTTGTTTGCTTGGGCTGCAAAAGCACGCGCTCTTACGTCTTTTGCCCCCGTTACCCTTGCCCCCTTGAAGTCGTAGCCGTACAGGATCTTTCTGGCGTAATGGTCAATTGCCATAACCCCTGATGCTCCCCCCTCCTGCTCCATTCGGATGGCTGTGCCACGAGGGTCTTCTGCAGCGCACCTAGCGATCAATGCCTCAATCTTGTCGGGTCGCTCCCTTACCCTCTTCATGTCGCCGATCACTGTGAGTCCCGTTTTCGCACTCCTGCCCACAAGCGCCCCTGCTGTGTAGTCAGGGTCTCTGCCCTGTTTAGCCTCTGTTGCAGCCAAGTCCCAGTAGCGCACCCAGCGATACTCGTCCCAGTCCAGATCGTCAACGTACTTGGTCAGTGATTCAGGGTTGAAGAAATCCCCGCTTGGCGTAATAGTCCACGAGCCATCCACAAGTTGCGCTCTCAGCACATCGTCCAATTCGTTGAGCGAGCGCATATATTCCTCTTGGTCTAGGTGTGGGTTGTCAGTAAGTTTGGCTGGGACAAAGATACGAGCCTCGCCACTATGGTCACGCGGAACAATCAACTTGCCAGTACGCTCGTCAATCTTTGGGATGAAACGGCTATACACCCAGTCATGCCCTAGCCCATTCGGGTTAGAAGCCGCCCTCATGCGTGGCGTTGCCTCAAATGCCTTGAGCCGTCGTAGTCGGCTGGTAAGGAACATATACTGCGATTCGGTGAATTGGGTTAACTCGTCAAAGCCGATGTACTGGAAGGCAGCACCTTGGTAGCGATACTTGTCGTTTTCGTTCTCAAGGTGACCAAATACCAGCGTTGAGCCGTTTGCCCACCGAAACTCTCTGCGGTCGCCATTCCAGCGTGCCTCTGGCGTACCCTGTAGCCAACGCCTAGCCCTGTCCATGATGGCATCGGGCAAAGATAGGTCTTTGTAGGTTCGGCGCAGCAGGATGGCGCTGTAGTTCGGAATATGGATGTGCTGCAGGGCAGCCATCAGCAAAGCGTCAGACTTGCCTCCACCAGCAGCCCCACCATAAAGCGCCTCTCTGTTGCCTAGGCTAAGAAATACCGCCTGTGGCACTTCTGGCTTGTGAGGCACACAATCAGGTAGTTTCGGGTTCAGTATCTCCAGTAGAGAGGATCGTTCCCTCTGGTCTAGCGACGATACCCAATTGCTCCAGTAGTCCAAGGGCTGCTGATAGCCTTCGCTGCTCTTCTGCTGGGTCTCCAACTGATTTCACCTCAATAGCCTTGCCATCTACGCCTGAGAACTCAATGCCTTCACGCTTACGCCACTCATTCGGGAACCTACGCTCTAGAATCCAAGCGGCTGCTTGCCATGATCGCTCATTCTCTGCTGCTGTGGCAACCCTAGACAGGAACCGCATCTCTGCAAATGCTTCTGCTTTTTCTATAGCGTCGGAAAATGTGGGATCTAGCCTCATCCACTCGTGCAGTGTATCCCTGTGGATGCCAGCCAATGCAGCAGATCTTTGGCGTGAAGCACCTGCACGCAGTGACTGTAGCAAAGCCTCTACGCGCTGCTCAGTCTTCTTTGTTGGTCTACCCGCCTCTGAAGGAACAATGATCTCATCAGTCATATAGCCACCTTACACCCTAAACCTGAGTTTTGTTACAAATATGCCCCTGTATGCACAACGGAGACAAGAGTTTAATCCATTGTCAATACATAGACACAAGCCGCGCAGCGCAAATCGGTTTTTTATTTTTGGCGAACTTCTTTGCGGTAG